ATGATAAGAGCCCATGGCAATACGACTTCCCTCCGATTATTCATTGGCAGAATATGCCAGAGAACGGATCTCCCTACGGCAAGCCAGATGTAACCGATGATATTATAAATCTGCAAGACAGGTTTAATTTTGTGGTATCCAACACAGCCAAGATCATAAAATACCACGCACATCCTAAGACATGGGGGCGTAAGTTTGGCAAAGTGAACAAGGTTGCATGGGGCGTTGATGAGATGGTGCTATCTGATAACGATGCTGCTCATCTCGAGAACCTTGAAATGCAATCGGACTTGGGCTCGAGTCTTAACTTCATCCGCTTCTTGAGGCAAGCCATGTTCGACATTGCCCGTAGTGTGGATATTGACAGCCTGTCTGACAAGCTAGGCGCTTTGACCAATTTTGCGCTTAAGGTGTTGTATCAGGATGCGATAAGCAAGCTGGATGACAAGCGCGGCTCATACGGTGAGGCGCTGGTAGAAATCAATCACAGACTATTAGAACTAAAGGGTATGGGCAACACGGATGGTGGTGAGATATTTTGGCCGCAGGTGCTGCCAATCAATGAGCTTGAGCAGGCGAACGCTTTGCAGGCTGACATGAACTTGGGAGTAGTTAGCAAGCAAACCGCAGCCATTGAAAGGGGCAGGAACTGGGAGGTGGAACAGGAAAGGATAGAGGAGGACAAGTTAGATACTGACAACGTGGGCGCCGCTCTACTAAGGGCGTTCGGACAAGGTAAGTAAAAAGATGGATGATACATTAGACATCATGGGCACTGACTGGGAGTGGTATTACAGCCGTAATGCCATTGTGATAAACGGGAAAAAGTATTCTGTAATGGAGCCCGTGTGTGAGCTGATGCGTCTGTTGAGTGATGAGCGGGATGAGTTAGCCAAGAAGGTGAGGGAGTATGAGCAGTAAAAAGATATTTCGCTGCGAGTGTGGCAAGGTGCTTGAGTTTATTCAGCCAGAAGGGCATAGTGAATATGTCCCGATAGCAAAGTGCGAGTGCGGGCGTGTGTATTACGCCTTCTTAGATATAGACAAAGGCATGACAATATCTCCTGCGGTAGGCAATGCCTGATACCGTTACCGGATTAGCAGCTAAGTTCCGCAAGGCGTTACTTCTGCAGGATGAGAAGATGATAGCGCGCCTTGTTGAAGCGTACCTGCGGCTATATGAGCGATTGACAGACAAGATTGATCTGCTGATGTTTGAGATTGGCGCTATGGCTGACCCTAGCAAAGCAGCCGTTTCGCGATTGGCAAGATACGGCGATCTATTACAGTCCATCGAAAACGAACTATCAAAATACTCCGCTTATACACAGGTAGAAATAGAGACAACCACTAGGGCAGCCATTGACTTAGCCATAAAAGACACAGCTAACTACTTACAATTCTATGGGCTGAGTCAGCCTGCTATGCTCCCAACCGCTGCAATTGAGACGCTATTGGGCTTTTTGAGTCCCGAGGGCGCAATGTATAAGTGGTTGGGGGCGCGTAGCGGAGAGAATACCGCGAAGGTTGCGAATGCGCTATTAGAGGGTATCGGGTTTGGTTATAGCCCTGCTAAAGTTGCCAGGATAATTGAAGAATACCTAGGCGGTGGATTGACAGAAGCCTTACGAATGGCACGCACCGCGCACATGTACGCGTACAGGGAAGCGACCCGCGCTAATTACATTATGAATTCTGATGTGGTTCAAGGCTGGATTTGGTTCGCTGAGTTGGACGGATCTGTTTGTATGAGCTGCGTTGCACAGCATGGAGAGATATTTCCGCTGAGTGAAAAGCTGGACGACCACTATAATGGCAGGTGTTCTATGCTCCCTTATCTTGGCGATAATCCGCTAGAGCAATCTGGTGAGCAATGGTTCGGTGAGCAGTCCGCTGAGATGCAGAAGAAGATGATGGGTCAAGGGAAATGGGATGCCTGGAAAGATGACAAGTTCAAGTTCGGGCAGTTGTCAACCACAACGTATAATGACGTGTTTGGTGATATGCGCGGCGAGACAAGCCTAAAAGATTTATTGAGTGTAGTAGAAAAATCGGGAGAGTAGTTATGAAGATATTAATAAATAGAGTTCATGCGTGGCGCGGGTGGGAGGTGCTTGTTATAGTTACTAAGAAATATGGGCGCTGTTTTATTATAAAAGACGTTGATGTAGAAAGACACTGGTATCTGCGCTGGAAGATGGCACGTAGATTGGATCGATGGGACAAGACACGTTTGCAGAAGGGGTTAAGAACAAAGCTAACGTATTTGGTTTTTAATCCTATACCCGAGCTATCTAATCATATAGTTTCTAAATGTCCTCAATGTGGCAACCACTTTACTGACTTGGCAGACGGCGAAGACCATGATGCCGTGATAATCGCCAACGGAGGGATTTGTCCAGATGCTAAGGAAGCCGAATGACCGACAAGGACTTCTGGTTGGCTGTAAGACAGGCGCTATTGGCATTTGTAGCCGCTATTGAGCGCCGCTGGAAGTTAGGCAAATATAAGGGATAAAAGTATGATATAATAATCTAACATAGCGGAACGCCTTCGGGCAGTCCGCAAGAATAAACAGAGCGTGAAAACAGCCTGCGTCAAGAGACGTGGGCTTTTTATATTAACAAGGAGATTTTAGCATGGCAAAACCAAAGGGCGAGACGCCCGAAGCTGAAGTACAGGATACCGAAGCGCAGGTTGAGGAAACGGAAGTAATCGAAGATCCAAAAGTTGAGAAATTCGATGAGGATAGCGCAAAGGAATTAATTAAGAAGTTGCGCGGTATTGAAAAGCAGGCTAAGAAAGATAAGTCTGCACTTGATAAATTAGAGAACGCTGAAGCAGATCGTTTGAAGGCGGAACTGTCAGAAACTGACCGTTTGAAGGCGGAGCTTGCGGAGCGCGATGTAACTATCAAAGAGTTAACAACTAAATCACAGCAACGTGAAATCGCTGACAAGGTAGAACTGCCTGCTATTTTCGCTGACCGAATCAAGGGCGAGACGCCCGAAGAAATGGAAGCGGATGCGAAGTTATTGCTAGAGGCAATACCGAAGGGGAAGATTGCAGCCAACGCAGGCGCTACGAATCCTGGCGAGGCTGCCGTAACAGGCGAGACAGAGGAGCAGACATTAAAGCGGTTAGGCTTGCGGTGAAAACATAGGAGGAATTAAAGCATGGCACAATTAAACACTTGGAGTGATATATCTTCAATTGCTAATGCTGTACAACACGATGCCTATTTGGTTATCCGTGAGACTGCAATCATGCAGAAGTTCGTGTACGTTCAAACGGATATGAAGGGTGGGAATCTTCGTAAATCTTATAAGCACGGTCAAGTGACTGTAAACACTGTTGGAGAGTCGGATGATCTGGTAAGCCAGGCATTTACGCCTACGGATGATCAGACTTTGACGCCAGGCGAAATCGCTGCGCAGTATTTCGTAAGTGATCTCAGGCGCGATTCTGAAGCTCCCGAAAACATTATGACTGACGCTGCTATGGACTTGGGTTTAGGCGCTGCAGATAAAATCAACAATGACCTCGCTGGCAATATGGCTTCCCTTACGGGTGGCACAATCGGTTCTGCTGGCACGGTAATCACATGGGGTTACGTTGCTGCTGCTATTTCGCAGGCGCGTAATGCTAGCAAGTCAATAGCGGTTCCCTTGAACTGTGTGCTACACGGTTATCAGGCTGCAGTATTGGCTAAGACCGCCTCTATTGCCGGTGCTTCGGTTGTGAACGCTCCTCAGACAATGGACAAGATCACTAGTCAAGGCTTGAGGCAAGCATTTTCGTTCTTGGGTGTTCCGATTTGGCAGGTGTATGTCGATCCTGATAGTTCGAATGACTTCACAGGAGGGGTGTTCCCGAAGAACGCTATTTCACTGGACTTCAGACGTGCTATCCGCATTGAGGGCGCTCGCAACGCATCAAGACGCGGTAACGAGTTGAATATGTCCGCTGTATATGCTCATGGAGTTTGGAGACCTAAACTAGGTATCCAGATGATCTTTGATGCTACGGCACCTACGAGCTAAGGAGGATATGAGATATGGCTTTTAATGTAGGCATAGTAAGCGTAAACGTGGGCGCAATATCTAATTTCACCCACCTATTATTCCCCGCTCCTTCGGATGCAGAAGGGGGCGGCATCACCATTCTTGGCGCTTGGGTTGTCAGTGGTACGACTACTTCTAGCGTTGAGCTTGTGAAAATGTCGTCTGCTGGTACTCCAGCTGTTAACGGTACGATTGGCGCTGCTGTTGGTGGTACCGCCGATGCGTTCACAGCAGAATGTCCAAAGCCTATGACAATCTCATCCACCTATCAATTCGTTGATGCTGGTGAGTGGGTTGCCGTGAAAGAAGGCGATGTACAAGCAATGGATGGTTCTGCGATAGTGGCTGTCCAATACGTAATGGGTAAATAAACTCAAAGTGCCTGGATAGGCGGCAACGCTGACAAGGGGACACTCCCGCCCTTTCCAGGCACCATATGGGAGTTAGAATTGGGAGGTCTAGTATGAAAATTCATTGGCTTTCAAACGCACCTTGGGCACCAACGGGTTACGGAAACCAAACTAAGGTGTTTTTATCGCGCCTGAAAGATGCCGGGCATGAAATGAGCATGACTGCGTTCTACGGGCTTGAGGCTGCTGTCCTTAATCTCAATGGTATCAAGGTATATCCAAGGGGCGATCAGGGTTTTGGTCAGGATA